TTTCCTAATGTAGTTGTAGAATTACCAAAATCTATTGAGGGCGGGGTTGTAGTAGTAACTAATGAACCGCCAGCAGTGTCTAATATTATGGTAGCTACTGATTTTGATGTATCAATTGTTATCCTACTTTGTGAACCGCTAATTTTACTATTGGTAACACTCCCAAATAATATAGGGGCTGCTGTTGAGGATACCGTAAATCCGCCCGTCAATCCCCCACTCCCACTATTCCTCGTAACATACCCTTGCGTAGCTAACTTAGTTGCGCCTGTTGTGGTGTCGGCTGAAACTACATTACTAGCTATCGTTATATCCGTTCCTGCGCTTATTGGTGCTTGATATTTAGTCGTATCCAAATTATAAGCCCCCGTTGAACTGTTGTAAGTGAATATCGACCCTGTTGAAACGTTGCGAGTTGCAGATAGAGAGGATAAATTAATTTTTCCATTAAACGTATTCCAATCAGTACTGCTTAAATACCCGTTAGTGCTAGTAGATGATTGCCCTATCGCAATAACTCCTGTCGAAGTGTTAAATGTCATTGGAGTTGTAGCACTTATAGAAGTAAGCGTTAATAGTTTAGTTGTATCGAAATTGTAAGCCCCAGTAAGATTATTATACGAAAATATACTACCCGAACTTACATTTCGAGTGGCACTTAATGAAGACAACTGTATAGGCATATACCCCAATGCTGCTATCACATTGCTGTTATTAAGGCTAATCGTTCCACTGCTTACGTTTATATTACTTCCTATCTTAACGCCACCTAATACGCTGCTAGTAGCTTGTGGCAGGGTGTAAGATGCTGCCGTTAATTGAGTAGGGGTAACGTATAAACTACTATCTTTTGCCATTAAGACTTGCCTAAAATATTGCCCCGAACCTATTTGAGCAAATAAACTACCATTATGAGTGCCTATCAAATTATAAGCAACGTTTCTGTTGGTGTCGGGCAATGATAAGTAATTAATAGGATATATCGCACCTCCTGTTATGGCTGCGCTACTCGATGCGGTTACGTCACCTGCAAAATCAAAAGAAACGCCACTATTACTTAATGTGCCTGTTTTGCCGAAAGTCCAATAGTTAGTATTGTTATTGATTATTTTCAAATCGTTGTTGTCTGTCGTCCCTATTATAGCAGTTGAACCAAATGAATTACCACCGTTTAATATATTGAAAGGATTTGAAGTAGTTACCCTAGGAACTTTATACCAATCTCCTTTATACTTCACCCATAAGGCACTATCTTGAGGGCGAATAGTAATCATTGAAGTATCTGCCGAACTTATTGTTCCAGTGTCTTTTGACGGAACACCTAATCCCGTTGTGAATCTTTGCTTCCCGTTTATTGGCTGCCATTGTGAAAGGCATTGCCCGGAAAAAAAAATAACGGACAATAAAAGAAAAAGTATATTTTTAAAATTCATAAAACAAAAGTATAGGTTTTTTTTCTAAATAAATCAACCTGTAACTATTTTGGTATAAATACCCGCCAAAGTTTCTCCTTGGTTTAGGGAAATACCATTGTTGAAGGTTATTTGCCCCGTATTTACATTAAAGGAAAAGTCCGATGGAGCCATTGGTTTTATTTCCCTGATTATTTGTACGATACTTCCCCCTATCAATTGCGTTAGGGTTATAGATGTTTCACCTCCAGCAGCTACATATTCAAATGGCTGCACATTTTCATACTTTATCATAGTTGCAGGATTTGGGTTTGAAGGTTGATTATATCCGTTGTTATTTGGTGTCGCACCACTATTTCCTTGTACAATAGTTGAAAGTGTTGCATTCTTTATGATTGATGTTGAATAAACAATATTTGAATTTGAATTTATCGTATTTACAGATTGGTCGGCTGTCAATGTTTCGTCCCATTCAAATTGCTCGCCACCGACAATATCATAATCCAAATTGGATATACCATTGTCTTGCAATAGCTTTATAGCCAAATCAAATGACCCGTAAGTGTTCAACATTACATCCATCAAAGCCTGACCGTTAACTGCACTAAATACTAACATTGGGGTCTAAATTTAATTTTCCTGTATTATCATAAGTTACCAAAGGTCGGCAATCGTAGCCATCGCTTGTGAGTTGCAGTTTTGTAACTTTAGCCAATATTTGACTTGCATTTGTTGATTTTAAGAATGTCATTATAGCCACCCCGTCCGTTGGGTTTTCTTTCCACCACCCCGGACAAGCATTAATTGTATCCGCAATATGCTGTTCGTCACTCTCCCCCCATACCAAATCATTGTTCAGTATGAGTAAATCATTATTGCTAAGTTGTAAGTCGTATCTAATTGCCATGTTTTACATTTGTATTTTCGTAATCCGACTGATTAAAAGTAGATAATGTGCCAGGTGTATAAGTACCGCCCGCACTTGATATGCCCGTTGCTATTTTCGTCAATTCCGCTTGTATTTGTGATACCAAATTATTATTCTTTGCTGTCAAATCCGCTATTCTTATCAATCCTCCATAACTACCATCGTTTAATTTAATCAAGGTCGTGGCTGTTAACGTAATATTGGCAACTTCGCTGTATTGGCATACAAATGGTTCTACGTTTTGCGAATATATAACCTTCACCGTGCTTCCTACTACTGGCTCAATCAATATGCCATCGTCCACAACTGCCATTAACATGACGCCGGGTATTTCAAACTCTACATTACCATCAACGGCAGTTACTATGCAAGTCCTGCTGGAAATATCGACACTTTCCACAGTTGCGTTTACATAATAAACGGGTACGGCTTTATGCAACCCTGTTATCTTTAGGATTGCGTCTGTAATATCCCTATTAGCCGTTGCTGTACTCATTAGTTATCTGTTGATGGTGTGGTTAATAAAATCTTATAATCCAATTCCACGACTTGCCTTAATCCGTTAACACCACCACTATACGCCACACTCTTGACTTTATATAGCCCATTGCGCTCAGGTAAGACATTATCCACAATATTCACATTGTCGCCCATCCTCACGAATGGCAATCCAAAGGTAGTGAACTTGCCCTTAAATCCAGTATAATAATATTTTCTAAGTTCATTTGCTGCCAAATCCCTTAATTGTTGTATGGATGTCGCACCGGGAAAAAATAAAGTCCTTCTTTCCCCTCCCGTGTTTGCTGGGTAATCAACGCCCTTTTGTTTTACCAAAACAGTAGGCGTATCGCTTCCATTTTGAAACGTAACCAATACTTCCAACCTTGTTTTTTTGGTTTTCGGCTGACCGTCTTTTGTTGTTGCGCCCGTTTCTTCTTCTATTGTATTGGTAGCGGTTGCACTCAAAACTATATCATCCTTTCTGTTGTACTCCAGTTCGTCCGATGCGATAGCCCCAATAGTGCCGCTTATGTATTTTGACTGAAAATAAAACGTACGCACATTTGGCACAAGTGAACTATAAACCAATGCCCCACAATATAAAGTATTGCCCCTGAAGTAACTCTCGAAGTGGTACTGCTTTCGCAAGCGGCTCAATACTTCAGCTATCGTTTCGTTGCCTATCATAAAAGCCCCGAATGTGGTTTGAGCTGTTGCGTTTACTGTTAAACCCGTACCTTGCAGCAAGAAGGTAAGTATTGTTTCTAGCGTATCTGTTGGCAGGAATGTTTTTATGGGTGCTTGTATCTGCTTCAATAAAAACATATTGTCCTCTATTTCAAACTCGATAGGCTTTTTTGAAGTAACTTTGGAAACAAAGCCTTGGAAAAGATGCGTATTGTCGGTTGTGTTATTTGTCCCTTCTTGTATTTCCCTACCGTTAGAGAAATATTTGTAAGCCCAATCTATAGTTATGGCATCGCCCCTCATTATCAATGGTGGGTTGCTAGAAAAACCACCAATGTTTACTATCGTTCCCGCCAATGGCACTAGTTTATTATTGGCATCCCTTACATATAAATTTTTAGGCACAACCACCTTACCGTGGTTAGTTAAGTCCCGCCAACTGTCAGTGCATTCGTATTCGTGGGCAAAGTTGAATGTAAACACCTTGTTTCGCAAAGGATAAGCCTTTGTTTGCGTGCGCTGCGTTATTGTTATCGTGGTTATTGCCCTATACATTATTTTTGTGCCATTGATAATTCTTGTGGGGTATCCGAAATTGCGGGCAATGAAAAAGTTTGGTAACTATAACCGCCCTCTGTTTGTCCGAGCGTCCTATCCTCAAAAACTACATTGTAAATCCCCTTGTCATTCAAGTAGGTACACGTAACAGGGATAGCAACGGGTGCTTTGATAATCTTTAATAAAGTTGATACGTCTTCACTTGGGTAACTTCCATTTGTCCCGGTCAACACTCCCCTAAATGTTATTTGTGCATCTCCCTCGCCGATATATTCCTTAACAGTTCCATCCGTTCCTTGTATTTCAGTCTTTACAATATTTCTCGGAAATACAACATCGATTAAAATAGCCTGCAAAGTCATAGAAGGCGTAGTGATAGACTTGTTGTTATTGTCCGTATAAGTGATGCTATCAAAGGTCACGTCTGCATAAACAGGCGTTCCCAAATCGCTTGCATATAGTGGCAAATCAGGGTCGTTGCTTGCTATCTTGCCATCATAGGGGCTATTTGTCTCAAATGATAAATGTGGCTGTATCGTTGCAATGCCTTTAGTGTACGGGTTAGACTTGGGTGCATTGTTGCGTGCCTCCCCCGCTAACTCGGTGGCTATCTGCGCCGCAACCTGTAACCCCGTATTAAGTAGGCTTTGCGGCGTTATTGTCGGTATGATGAATTTATCTGACATATCTAATTAGTTGGTTGCTACAATTTGGCTGTCATTAATCGCTCCTGTCAAAGCCTCGGCAACCATATCCTTCACTTTGCCCAATCCTTCACCTAGTTTGTTGGTTACAATCTTGAAATCACCATGTATCAATCCCCCATTTATGGCAATGTGTATGTTTACATTCTTTTGACCCGTAGCTTTTGTTTTGGGGTCGGCAATTATAGCGGCTGCACCATCTTTACCCTTTTTGCCTTCCGTTTCTTTTCCCGGGACTAAGCCTTTGTTTTTGGCGGCGGCATCTTGGGCATCTTTATTGTTCCAAACGGCTTTGATTGTATCCGATGCTTCTTTTACTGCACTTATACTATCTGCCACTCCTTTTTTAATGAGTTCAGGGTTAAGCGTCAATCCGCCTACTATAGCTTCTTGTACTCCCCACCAAACCTTTGCCACCCCAATACCAAAAGCCTTTATCATTTCCCATGTTGCGGACATTGCGGCGTTAAATGAGCCGAAATGATGCACCAAAGCCATTACACCTGCTGCTAAAGCAGCTACCCCCGCAACTATCCAACCAATGGGGGAAGCTATAAAAGCTGCGTTAAGAAATTCTTGGGCAATCCCACAAGCTGTTATTGCCATTGCTAACCCTTCATTGATACTTGCATCTATTGCGGCTGCAATTGCATTCGCATTCATTGCTACTGTCATTACGCCAAAAGCTGCCGCACCTGCCAACAATCCCACCCCTATATCTTGTAAGATGTTTTTATTGTCACTTAGCCACTTGCCCATTTCTTTTGCGGCTTTTCCCGTGTCCCTCATAAAGTTGGCGATACTTTCAAGTGCGGGGGCTAATAGTTCTGTTGCGCTTATTGCAGCCTTGCCCACCATTTCCTTTACGTCCGTCATGGCAACATTAAACCTTGCCAACGGGTCGGCATTGAACATCGCTTCTGCTGCACCCCCTACTTTTTCTTCTGCAATCTTCAATAGTTCCAAACGGGCTTGCGCTTCCTTGCCGTGTTTTGCAAGGTTTTGGATATGCTCCATTACGGCGGGGTCAATCTTTAATTGCATCCCTAACCTACGAGCCATTTCGGGATTGTTGATGGCTTTTGCAAGCATATTACCTGCTTCTTGGATACCACCACCAAACTTAGCGGCAAAGTCGGCACTGACTTTTTCTATACGCCCCATTTCTTCTTCTGATACGTTGCCCAACAATCCTAGTTGTGCCTGTAAACCTAATATCTCATCTTTGGCATATCCTGTCTTATGATAGAGCGCATCGGCTGCACCTGTGGCTTTCTCAAAGGCTTCTTTTGAGTAGTTGCCCATGTTTTGCATGGTATTGGCAAGGTTAGCCTCGGCTTTATCTAGCTTTTCCACATACTCCCTAGCCTCTCCTATAAACTCCATGCCCTTGAATATGGCAAAAGAAACCCCCAACGCTTCCACTGTGTGCAAAACCGTTTCTTTCAATCCACCAAAAGCCCCTTCCATCTTCTTGACATGGTTTGTAGCCTCGTCAAGNTTNGGTGACATTTCGTCTTTNAGNCCTAAAATATATTCAACTATATTATCTGCCATTACTTAAATTCTACTTGGTGAACAACGCTTAAATAATACTTTACCTGNCACCATGNTTTTGCAAATTCATCTTCATTCATCAGGTCGGGGTCTAAACGAAGATGGCAGCGTATTAACGCCGCCATCCTGCCCGTAGGCGAACCATTTACAATATCTTCGTATTCAGCTATTTTTTTTTAAAGGCATTTTTGGCAACTTGTATCAATGTTATACATGCACTTGCCATAGACAGCTTGTAATCATCAACCGTGTAAATGCGTGAATCGCTCTCGCCCTCACCCTTTAATACCAATGCCGACCTTAACTCCTCCCCCGCCGTAAACATACCCACTGTGGCAATCTTATCCATAGCGTAAATCTTTTGGATATAGCTTGGATCTTTATAGAACCCTACAATCCTTTCCTTTGTTTCGGGGTCAATAGCTACATAAATATGCACCTTGCTTGCACCGTGTTTTTTTGCCAATTGCGCTGCGTGGGCTTCTAAGTCCAATGTCTCTTGCTCACTCAATACGCTATAATCAATATCAATTTTAGGTTGCGTATCTTCTACTGTTTTCTTTATTGCCATAATTTCTATTTAAGTATCTTGCCGATTATCAATGGGATTTTTGCCATTAATTTAGTGTCGCCTGTTTTTGCCTCGAACGGGTCTTCCAAAAATTCTGCCGCCTGTAAAATGTCGGTAGTCAAATTAGCTAAGCTGTCACCATAAGTAACGGTAATATCAAACCAAGGAATAGACAATGGGTCACGATTGGGAGATGCTGCAATAACTTTCTTCCATTCGTCCTGATACACCTCTATCGCACCATCATACTCTTTCTTTCCGTAACCACGGCTAACAGGTTCATATCCTGCACCGTAATTATTGGTCTTTTCTTGCTTTGAGGTGTATTTAATATCGGTGATACCAACAACGGGAACGCCGAACAAAACGAACTGGATACTTGCGTAGTTATAATTCACACCATTTATTAACGGGGTCATATCTTGTAAATTTATTTGTAACTAATTGGTATCTGAATATTCCTTGCAATTGCATCCTCATTCAATAATACCGTTATAACCAAAGTACTTGTACTTGTCACATTTTGCGTAGGGTCTATATAAACATCACTAGTAGATACTGTGCTTAAATCGCCGTCCCTATTCATTTGATAAAGTGGTGCAAGGCATTGATTTTGCAAGAAAGAAATAGTCGTTGTAGTCAACGTTCCGTCTGCGTTCTTTATTAGCCTACTTTTAAGGTAAGGTATCAAAGCAGTATAAATACCACGGGTAGCCTTGTCGATTACCCTATTGTCATTGATATAGGCGTAATCACTACTTGCACTAATGGCGGTGTGGTTATCCACAAAGAAAGTCCCACTGTAACCAATATATTGCTGTGCGAAAATGTGGCGTTTGTTATTTATTGCATCCAAAGCTGAATCGCTCAAAGCTGGAGCTGATAGCAACTGCCCATTTGCAAAAGCTGGAACGGCGTTTTCCGTGCCATCTGAAATATTGAACTTTGCAGGTTCGCCAAAATCTTCACTTACCGCACTCAATGAAAGCAATCCTAAAGCAATACCTAAGTGTGTGATTGATTTACCATAAGTAAGGTAAAGGAAATTACCCAAAGCGTTTCCGTCTTGACCTATAATTGAACTTACCTTGTTTGCGCTTAAAGTTGACAAATCATAAACAGTAGTAATGTCGCTAGTGCCTGATAGGTCTGCTGCGTACAATACGGATAGTGGCTTATGCTTGTTATCGTTGTATGTTACTACTTGCGTATTGATAGCCGTAAGGTCTGCGCTTGCCCATGCTGCGGCATCCTTATACACGCCCATTTGCCTGATTGTTCCGCCACTTGCAGTTTGCAAAAGTGTAATCTCTGCAAATGTGTAGGTAGAAGGAACTGGATAAAATCCAATCCATAAAACGCTATTGGGATTGCCACGGAAAAACTCACTTATATGGTAATGCCAAATCGCCTGTTTACTCGCTACCCCCGCACTTGCATTTTGGGTAAGTGTACCAGCAAAAGCACCAGTAGTGGTTACTGCGTTAGGTGTACCGCTGTTTGGAAATATACCCTGTGACTTAGGGAGCGTTACCGTTAATGTTGCCGTTGTAAATGAAGCGGTACAACCATGGATATTCGTTCCCGCATTGATAACGGCAGCCCATGCAGCCCCTTGTAAGGCTATGGTAGTATCGCTACTGCCAACAGTGTAAGTACCTAAGTTCAATATTGCACCTTGCGCACCTGTATAAATCCATGCTATTGTATCTCCAGTGTTGCCTTTTGTAGAAATCAAATAAGTAGCTGTGGCAGCAGTTGCATCGGCGTAGTTAGGAAGTATCCCCGCATTTTCAGCATCAACGATACTATAAAGTGCCTTTGTGTTGTTTGTTGTGGTAAAACCACTTGGCAAAGAACCCGTGTAAAGCAATAAGCCACTAATGTAGTCTTGTCCCGGTGCTACCCTCTTGCTTGCTCCTTG